GGAGGAAATGGCATCTCTGTTCTTCCTGTATCTACTGGCATAGGCCTAAGAATAACATCCTCTTGAGGAATAACTTCTCCTGTAACAGAATCAGTTGCAAATCTTGCTCTGTCTTGAATATCTTTAAATCTTTCTCTAATTCTATCTTTAATGTCTCCTAAAAAACCTCCTCCGCCTCCGCCTGTTGGAAGCCCTTTTTGTGCAAACTTTTGTAAAAAACTTACATCGCCTCCTCCAAGACCGGAAAGATCTAAACCAGATAAATCAGGCAACCTAGATAAATCAATATTGAATGGATTGTTAGGATCATATCCAGGTATATCTATTTGAGGAATTGTAGCCGCTTCTTCTCTAGCAGTAAGCTGGCCTTCTAACTCAGCAATACGATCCATCATTTCTTGAAATCTTTGGTCTTGTCTAGCACGTTCTGCTTCTCTAGCTTCTAGTTCTGCTTGACGAATAGGAGCTTGGGTTGCTTCGTATTGAGCTTGGAATTGTTGACCCATTGGGCTTTGTAATTGCCTCATGAACTGCTGACCTATTGGATCAGGCATTCTATCAGTTGGCATGAAAGCTTCGGTTGGTTGTGGTGGAGCTTGAAAACCCGGAGGTGTGTAATAAGCTGGTCCACCTACTACGCCAGTAGGTCTGCCTATTGGATATGGTTCTGCTGGTAATCTTGGTTGGCCAGGTGCTTGAGAGTATCCTGCATCATAGCCAGGGACACCAGACGGCATTCTTTGTGGTTGTCCATACATTTGATTTTGAACGCCAGCAGGTGCGATCATCGATGCGATGCCTCCTTCCTGCATTTTCTTTGGACCGTACATTAACAGATTCCGCTAAACTTAGTGCCTCTTAAAGCTGCACCGCCACCTCTAGACTTTCCAGCACCGTATGGTTTTGGAGCGCCAGGATTTGGTACGCTTTCTATTTGCTTGTACTTAACAGTACCTTGGTCTTTGATGTTAACGCTTGCTTTTACGTTTTTTACTTTTTCCATTCTTTTTCTTTCCAGCTTTTTGCAGTGCAATTGCTACTGCTTGTTTGATTGGTCTACCTGACCTCTTCAATTCTCTTATATTAGCAGATATTGCCTTCTTACTGCTACCTTTTTTTAGAGGCAATCTTAATCCTTTTTACTTTTGCTTTTCTTGCTGGAGCTTTTTTTAGCTTTAGCTTTAACTTCAGCGGTTGCTTTTTTAAGGACAGCTTTCGCTTCTTTGTCGGCCGCTTTGGCGATTTTGTCGATGTCGATATTTGCATTCTCATGGACGATCTGTTTATTGCCATTTAATTTTTCCTCTTCTGATTTCCAAACAGCTTTGTTTACTGCTGCCATTTTTTGTCTAACTGTACTCATTATTTTCCTCGCATAATGTCCATAGCTTTGAACTGATTTTGTTGCTCTATTCTTTCACGAGCAATTGCATCTTTCATCATAGCTATTTCTTCTTGAATTGCTAGTCTTTGCTGTGCAATCTGATTACTTTGCATTGCCTTCATAGCATCGAATTGTTGACGTTGAGCAAACTCTTCACGCTTACGCTGAACATCGTCTGCCTTGATATTAAGTTCTTTATCACGTAATTCTACCAATGGATCTGGCATTGGTGGAGCTGGCATAAAGACTTGATTGATTTGTTCCATCAATCCAGATACAACCGCAGCTACATCACGAGCCACAGACTCTTGCAACTGTTGTTGATATTGCATAGCAACTTCAGGAGGTAACATATTGATTTGCTGTAGCATTTGCTGGAACTCAGGGTTCTGTGCGTTTTGTTGGTCTACTATTTCAGATGCTCTAAAAGATACATGCTGATAGATATGCGATTGAATCAATGACATCACCGCAGGATTGCTCTGCGCGGTAATGGTGCCATACAAAGATATGTGAGCATTGATGTGAGCATCGTGATCTTGACCTGCAAACGCTTGTGCTGGTAATCCAGATATCAACCCTGCGTTTTCATTCGCTGGGTCAATGGGTTGCGGTTGTGGTGGTGGTGGCAAAAGCTGTTCAATGTTTTGCACACCCATGGCTGCGTACATTCTTCTATACGCTTCATAGATACCATTAGGTCCATGTATCTCAGGATTGCTCTGTACTGTCCTTAACATTTCTTGAGCCATCATTACTCGTTGACTCATGGAGAATGTATTCGGATCGGATACAGGAATAACATCTACTCTGTCATCAAAGTCTAAAGCTTTGATGTTTTGATTGCCGTTAGCAGTAAAGTACGGATAGCTTTCAGGTAAATACTGAGAAAATACTTTGGCCAACAAAGCAAACTCTACACGCTGGCTAGCATGCAATCTTTTGTGAATAGCGGACATCACTCTAGTGCCACGCTCTAAAAGAGCAACCGTTGTACCGACTGGGGCGTTCTGATTAGCATCACCGATTTGTAAATCAGCTATGGATGCGAAACGCCGACCACTATCGACAAGGATCCCCAGGAGAGAGAGGAGAGTCTGAGAAGGTTCCTTGAACGGTAACGGTACAAAGGCGTCTCGCAAACTTCCTCCGGGAGCGTCCATGTCTCGGAACTCTCCGGGTTGTAGTGGTTGATCATCATTGCGAATACGAATTCCACGAGCTTTGAATCCAGCAGGTAAATTGGATAACGTACCTGCATCGATCAATTGTCGTAGAATTGAAGTTGAGGCTTTTGACAAGCCTCCGATCATGTGGGTTAGACCAAAGCCGTAAAAGCCTAGGCCTGGTAAAAACTTGTAGTGAACAAAGTAATTGATTCTCTCTTTGAGAGGATCGCCTTCTTTGTAGTTTCTTCTGATAGACAATACTTTGTTATCAGCAATGGTGACGATATACGGTAACTTAATACCAGTCTCTTCGCCTTCCATGTTTAAATCTTCAAAGCCGGGAATATCTAATTCAGTATGAATCTCATAAACTTTGCAAGTATCATCGTCTGAATAAGTTTTTCTGACACCTTGAATGTCATCGATCTCTTCTTGAATTTGATCGGTGCCTTCTAGGTCTACGCCGCCATTGTCTATGTCAACATCTCTGTAGAAGCCAACTTGCTGTAACTTGCGAATGTCGTTCATGGACATGTCTACTACGTGAGTCACACGAGTAGCGCTGCGTAAGTCGGTAGCACCGTAAGGTACGATCAAGTCTTCACTTGGAATAAATTTAGAGACAGCTCTGTTCATGGTTTGATCGTAGTAAACTTTTCTAAACGCTGAACCAGATAATGGTAGATAGAAAAGCATTTGATCGGTTTCAGGATCGTACTCTTTCATGACTTCCATAAGCTGGTAGTTCATGAACTCTTGCACACGAGCTGCTTGTTGTTCTACTTCAGGCGTAGCCATACCCATGACTTGAGCTTTGACAGGACCTTGCGATGGTAATATTTCATTGTAAGCCTGAGCTTGGAATTGCGTAACTGACTCAGCCAAGAGCGGATGCATCACGCCGGATGCTCCTTCAAATGGTTGAGATCTTTCTTCGTACTTCATGCCAAGATATTCAAGGCCATCACGATAGGTTTGTTCCCAATCTTCACGTGAAGCTTTGTCAGCTTCGACATTGCCCATGAGATCGTTTTTGATTTGACCTAAGTCTTGGTCGTCTAGAACTTCTGCTAGGTTTTGATAGAAATCAGTAGTATCCAATGGAGGAGCAACGGCACCAAAAACTAAAGTGCCATCGTCTAATTGTTCAAATGAATCTAGATCAAAGTTGTTCTCTTCGAGATCAACCTCTACATCCATCTCTTTGGATCTGTCTCTTACCTTTAACTCAACTTGTTCGTCAAAGGTGATTGCCTTATCTACTGATGCCATTTATTTCCTTTTTGTAAAAGCTTTTCCAAGACCTTTCATGGCTAGCCCACCGCCAGCCATTTTCTTAGGTTTGCCTGAAAGAAGATCTTCAGCCATCTTGGTAAGCTCTTTGTTGACGTTGCCTCTAGCATCTTTGATGATGGGCACGCCTTTCTCTGTGGTAACAACACCTATCTTAGTTGGCTTGCCATATACATCGTCAATCATTTTTTGAACTTCAGGATCTTTGGATTTTAATCCAAGATTGCCTTTACGCATTCTTTTCTTGACAGACTCTGGTATCTTGCCTTCTTTTAGAAGTTTGTAGCCTTCTTTGATAAATTTTTTCTTAGACACTTTGTTGTCTCTGTTGTCTAGCAGCTCTACCGCCACAAGCCATGCCGCCATCTTTCATCTTAGCATAACCGCCCTTCTTCATTTTCTTAACAGAGCCGCCGTCTTTCATTTTAGCGTAGCCGCCTTTCTTCATGTTTTTGGTTTCTGGCTTTTTAGTTTTAGATCTGTTGTATTCAGCTAAAGTATCGAAGCCTGCTTTCTTAACCTCATCCATGGTCACAGTGCTGTACTTCTTACCACGCCATGTGAAAGTTTTGTCAGTACCTAATTCTTTTCTAGCAGCTTTGAAAGCTTCGTTGAAAGACATTTTATCCATGTCTGGTTTTTTGCCAGCCAAGCCACCACCAATAACACCAGCAGTAATTGCAGCTGCGCCAATTTTTTGTTTGGTGGTTGGAGTTTTAGCTGGTACTGGTTTAGCTTTTGCGCTAGGTTTTTTAGCAGGAGCTTTCTTAGTTACGCCAGTAGCTTTTTTTCCATAATCTTTAGGAACATTTTTTGAAATGCTTTCTTTTGTTTTAGCTTTATCCATTTTTCCAAATTGCTGATTTCTTTTTTGTGTAGCAGATTTAGGTGGAGTAGCTTTAGGTTTTGCTGTAGCAGATTTAGGTGGTCTGCCCGGACCTCTTTTTGGTGGAGTAGCAGACTTGGGTGGTCTACCTCTTCTTTTTGGAGCTTCCTTTGTACCTTTCTTTAGAAGATCGGTGAAAAATTTTTTTATTGCCATTGTTTGTTACCTCTAATAATAAATTCGTTGTTTGGGTATTGGCTCCTCATCTTCTTCATCGGTTGCCAATCTTACAAAGTTACCCTGACGAAATCTCATTATAGCTTGCGTAGTGGAATCTACAAAGTCATCGTTTTCTCCGTACGGAAAAGCTGCACATTCTTCCATGACCTCATCCGCAAAGATGGTGTCCGGTGCCCATACCATGCCTGCTTCAAACACGGGCGAAACCGAATGCACACGAGTAACTTTGTCTTTTCCTTTCGTGGGACGATAGTTCACAACAGGTATTCCCATCATCCTCAGTTCGTGCGTCAAAGGCAAACCACTTGCTTGTGATTCTATCAGTACACAGTCAGGTTGCCAATACATATATTCGTCATAGGCCATAGCCTTTAATTCTGGAAAGTCCCAGCGACCCCTTTTTGCGTCTAAGAGAATGATGGATTCAGGAGCAGATTCGCTGGGACGGAAAACGCCCCAAGTGGTAATGGCACTAAAGTCAGCCGTTTCCTTGGCACTGAAAGCAGTATCGTACGATTGCAAAATGTAACTGCAATGCGGTGGCTCTTCGGCTTCCCATGCTTGCCACCATTCACGCTTGAGCAAAGCCCCTTCTTCCGAAGTAGGATTCTGCATGTACTGAGCATTCCACTTGGCAACCGGAAGCGATGCTTTCACGGATTCTAATTCTTCGATCTTCCAAAACCCTGGCCACAGAGGTTCCCCGTTTTCTAAAATCGCTGGAAGCTCCACGACCTCCCATTGATCGGCATGAGGCTCGGACATTCTACGGATCAGCTTCTCGGTGAGATCAAGGGTAGACCAGCGGGTCATGACGATCACGATAATACCGCCGGGCTGTAAACGCTGGCGGGGACCAGAGGTGTACCACTCGTAAGCGGATTCTAGTGCAGACGCTGAGAGGGCGTCCTGTTCTGAATGAGGATCGTCAATGATAAGGAGGTCAGCACCTCGACCCGTGATGGCTCCGCCAACACCTGCCGCAAAATATTCTCCTCCATGGTTGGTTTCCCAACGTCCTGCTGATTTACTGTCAGCTGAGAGGCTAACGTTTTCAAAGATCTGTTTATACTCATTGGTATCCATTAGGTTCCGAACTTTACGTCCGAACCGTGCAGATAATTCTGCCGTATGCGTAGTTTGCATTATTTTCATGTCCGGGCGCAACCCCATAATCCAACTGGGAAAGAAAACGCTGGCGAACTCGGACTTGGTGTGACGAGGTGGCATGTTAATAATCAGGCGCTTGCACTTGCCTTCGGCGACAGCTTCGAGCTTTCTAGCAAAGAGCTTGTGGTGCTCGCCTTCGATGAAGCCATCCCAGACTTGCTTGACGTAGTGGATAAAGTCTTTCTGAGCTTTGCCGCTGGTTTTAAGTTTCTTGATGCGATCTTGGATGGCCACTATTTCTTTTAGGGCATCATCTGGAACATGGTCTAGTTTCGTGTTTTGTGCAGACATCTCAAAATGTTTTTTTCTGTGTGCAATATAGTACCCCAATAGGGGTCCCAAAAAAAGAGGGGGGGGTGAAATGGATTTTGGGTGTAATTGTTTGTGCTGATAGTTATTTATACACTGACATAAAAAACGCCACGCCCCTATATGTGGGGGTGGGGGTCAGCCAAATCACGCGATCAAAAAATGGCACGCGATCCAATAGAGACCCATAAAAGTATGACGCTTTAAAATGTCATACTCATGATGGCGATTTTCTGCTAGATCAAATGATTTGATAATGTCAAATTTAATTGTCTTAATTGGTGTAATAAATTTGTATATTGACTGTTTATTAATTAAACTGAACATAGTTCAGTTAGCAATTAAGCAACTGACAATATGGAGAAAAGACTAATGTTAAAACAATTAGATCAAATCAAAAAACTTCAAGATCAACTTGAAGTATTGGCGGAAGTTCCTGAAGTTAGGGAATTTCTAGAAATAAACAAAATGACCTCTTCTTTAAGATCAAGCGTTAGGAATGAAATTCTTAATCACTTGATTTCAAAAAATAATGGATTTGGTGTTAGACAAACGCTTAAGCCATTCATTGAAGACAACATCATTGATGCTCACTTATCGAAAGATAAGAAGACATTCAGTGGGGTTCTTAAAGGTGATAAGTCTTTAAGTAAAAGGCCCATGAGAAGAGTCACAGACCACCTTAAAAGAATTGGTGCATCAATAGAGCTAAAAAAAAATTCGTTTCCTCCTATTAGGATTAAAGGAGTTGGCGATGCAATTCCACTCAACTATGATATCAAAATTCCATCAGCTCAAATTAAAAGTGCGATAATGCTCTCAGCATTAAATACTAATGGGATCGTAAAAATAAAAGAATTTAAATCTACTAGGGATCATACTGAGAATATGCTCAAAGCTATGGGCTATAATATAAAAGTAAAAGAAAACTCAAAATACCGTTTCATTGAAATGAAAAATGATAAAGATCTAAAGCCAATTAAATTAAATGTGCCTGGAGACCCATCCTCCGCAGCTTTTTTTATTACTGCCGCTTGTCTAAAACCAGGATCAAAATTAATAGTCAAGAATATGTTATTTAATAAAACCAGAGTTGGATTTATCAAAACTCTCAAAAAGATGGGTGGAAATATTCAAATCTTAAATAGGAAAAAAGTTAATAACGAAATTTTAGCTGACTTAAAAATTAATCAAAAAACTCATTTGAAATCTACTATTCTAAAACCTGAAGATGTTCCTCTTCAAGTAGATGAAATTCCGATACTTTCTATAGCAGCATCTTATGCTAAAGGAACTTCGATTTTTAAAGGTTTAAAAGAATTAACCGTAAAAGAAAGTAATCGATTAGAATTAATTCATCAAAATTTAAAAAGTTTCAAAAAAGATTTTATTAAAAGTAAGAACCCATCACTTTTAGTTGGAGGAACAGATATTTCATTAGATATTACTAAAAAAAGAAAAAATCTAAATGAGATCTTTTATCT